TGATGTACCAGCTCAAACTATGAGAAATATTTATAGTTACAGTGATGTTGGTCAAGTTACAGGAATTGAAAGAAAAGGTAAAGCAGTGGATTACACTGATGTACCAGCTCAAACTATGAGAAATATTTATAGTTACAGTGATGTTGGTCAAGTTACAGGAATTGAAAGAAAAGGTAAAGCAGTGGATTACACTGATGTACCAGCTCAAACTATGAGAAATATTCATAGTTACAACGATATCTGCCATGCAAAGAGCAATGTGGATAAATCATATCAAATCAATTATAATGATGCAACTCCTGCAATGACTCAAAGAGATATAACTGGTGAAACTTATTATGTTGCACCCGCAAATGACAAAATTAATAAACCAAGAAACAGAATAGATGTATATAACGCACAACTAAATACAACAAAAGAAATTGTTTCAAAAGGTCGCACACCAACACTTATTGGAAGAAATAAAGGACATACAATTGATTTTACTAATTTTGAATTTGAAAATGATGACAATACATTTAATAGATCACATTCTCCAACACCAATTAATCCAACCTTTGACAGACTTCCACAAAAAGTTTCAAAGAATAGAAATCAAACATGGTTCCCAAATACGAGAATAAACTGTTATCCAGAGGAAGTTTTGGATCAAAATCCATACATAAACAATGTTGTTCACAAGGCAGTAAAAAACTAATAGTATTATTATTTAATAGAAACAAAATCGCAATAAGGATGTGATTGGGTTTAATAGAAACAAAATTGCAATAAGAAAGTAATTGGGTTTAATAAATTTCAATTTTGTTAATGGTTAACGTGATTAAATATACTAATAAATCATTTTTTAGTTGATCACTTTTCGGAAACTTTCTTTCTGATAACTTTTTTTGGTTTTTCATTTATTTCATCATCTTTTTCATCTGTTAAAATATCTTTCTTTTTTCCGACCTTGCTTATTTTTTTTGGTTTTTCATTTATTTCCTCCTCGTTTTCATTAGTATTCTTATTTTTCGTTTTATTTTTTTTAGATGGATCTTCAAATCCGATTAGCTCTAGTTTTTTGAAATATTTTTCTGGAACAGGTGTAAATAAATATTGAAAACCTTGTAAGAATGAGTCAGCCATATCGTCTTTTTTTTTAACTTTATTTAAAGTTTCATTATCCTTTTCACAAATTATTGCTTGACAATATTTAACTCCAAGTGATTTAGTAAGCTTATAAACATTTTTAGTATTTTTTTTGTTATTTTCCTTTTCCTTTTTTAATAGTTCATCAGAATTTTTGGAATTTACCTTTAGTTTGTTTGAAGGTGAAACAAATCGTACACTTTCTATTTTGCTACCTGTTTTAGTCTTTTCAATTATTCCTCTCATAACAAAATAAGAATATAAAAACACTGCTACTGTTTTCATATGAGAATTCATCAGAGATGGTTGATTTTCTATCAAAACTTCAGAAACATCCAAAAAATCTTTAAAATTTGTATCAAGAGTTGTAAATAGCTTTTCTGACAGAACTTGAATAGGTTGTGTTTTGCAAGTTATAACTGAAACTTTTTTAGCATTTACTTTTTTGACAAATGAAACTCCTTTTTTTTCATAGTGTTTTTCACACCAACAAAAGTTAGTATTTTCCAAAAAATATATTGGTTCATCAGTACAATTATCACAGCTACATTGTAGGTTTTCAATTCTTTTCAAATTTTCGTCACGTTTTAAGGTTTTTAGAGTTGGCTTAGTTTTTTTCTTTTTTTCAAGATCCATCTTTTGATCTTTTTTATCTTGAGAAATATTTTTTATTTTAGGTATCATATTTTCTTTATGTTTAGAACATGTATAACAAAAACCATCTTCATTTTCTGGAAATAGACAAACTTTATCTTTATGATAAACGCAAAATTTTGCAACTGATTGACATTTATTTCCTGTTCGTAACTCAAATTGACACTGTTGTTGATCATCGTTTAAATTGATTACACCCCAATTTAAAATTTTAAATTCATCTCCATTTTCATCTTTTTGTATTAAACAGTATGCAAGATTTTTAATGCCGACGTCCCATGATAATATTTTTTTCATTATATCTTCTTATATTCTATACTAATATTTATTTACACATTTATATTCACAATAGTGTGCGTTTTACTTTAAATTAATAATTTCTTCCGAATCATTGCTACAAGTGCTGTACAGTAAACCGTGTATTTTTTCTTGTGATATCGCCAAATTATGATATGATTTCATATGGGAAGAATAAAATGACTCGTTTGACTCGTCTGACTCATCTAACTCACACAGTGAGGTTTTTTTAGATTTTTCGTTATTGGATTTATTTGATTTATCCGTTTCAATAAAATATTCTGACGGAACCAAATTAAATGTCATAGTATCTGAATCAGTATTTGAGACATATTCAACTTCTACTTTTACCGAACTAACCGAACTTACAGAACTCGGTTCTGTTTTAGAACTTGATTCAAATATTTTTTTTGATTTTTTACTTTTTATTTTTTCTGATAATTTTAATATTTTGTCGTTTGTGTCTGAATTATCCAATAATCCATTTTCCAATGCTTGTTCCAATATTGAAATTGCATTTCTGACCTCTTTACTATTCATGTTATGTATATAATAGATAAATAAAAATTGAAAAATACTTTAATGGTCAAAATATTATATTTACGTTTGAAGTAATATAATATTTATGAATGGAACAAATCAGTTCTAATAACAATACAAATGGGCAAACATATGCAGAAAAGATAATTATGAATGCAATTAATAAATTGGGTATTGATAAATTACCAGAAGATATTAAGATTTCAACAATGACTCTTGTTTGTAAGCTTGATACAATATTTAATTGTAAAAATATTGCTAGATTTATTGATCTTAGTTATGACGGAATTTTAGAAGTAAAATGTGGTACAGAAGAAAATTTAAAAACAAATAGATCTCTTGTTCCAAAAAAACAAAAATCTGGAAAGAAGAAGAAGAAGAAGAAGAGAGTATTTTACAATCAAGTATCAATGTATATTATGGTAAAAGGAAAGAATAAAAAACCAGTAAGCTTAAAACTATTTTCTAATGGAGCAGTTCAAATGACAGGATGCAAAACAATGGACAATGCCATGGATGCATTACTAAAAATTTTTCCAGAATTATTGAAGACAAAAGCGATAATTGTAAGAGATTTAGAAAATGTAGTAAAAGTTGTGGATAAACCATTTGTAACAGTTCCAGGAGTTTTAAATTTAAAAAATGTCAAGAATTTAAAAATATCAATGATTAATAGTAATTTTTCAATGAACTTTAAGATTGATAGATCAAAATTATATAATTTATTGCTTGATGAAGGTTATTACGTTTCGTATGATCCTGTAAAGCATGCAGCAGTTAACGTAAAATTCGATCATATAGAAAAAACTGTATCTATATTTATTTTTGAAATGGGTCCAATTATAATTACTGGTGCTCAAAATTGTTACCAAATAGCAGATGCATATAACTTTATCAATAAATATTTATTAATTAACTACAACAAAATAATAAAAAATGACAATCTAGCTAATGCAAACATTATAAAATACTTAGATTTAGAAAATATTAAAGAAGAAAATATAACAAATCTAATAGAAATGCCAAACACTGAAGATAGTAACAATGACAGTGACAGTGACGATGACAGTGAAATTTAATTTTATAAACTCACAATAAATTTATTATAAAAATTGAAAAAAGTTTAAGAAAATATACTTAAAGATATGTTTTGAATTATTAGACAGGCAATAGGCAACAAGAAATGAACACTAAACAGAAAAGCAGACTAAACGATCAAGTAACCCCAAACAATAGCACAACTAACGAACAGGAAATTTTTCATTCCTTTAAGGCTCTTTTAGAAGATAAAAATCTTTCAGACGCCGAATTGGGACTAAAAGTTCGTAAACTATGTGGCCAAAGTAAAGAACCTTCTTCGAGTGATAGCAATACTGTACAAGTTAAAAATATACATTCTGATCCATTTTTTAGAACTGGGTTTGGATTTCCATTGTTTGGAAATTTTGACAAGATGATGAGCAATATGAGTTCGAGAATGACAGATCTTTCAAAAATGGAAGATATATTTGATAATATTAATTCTGAAAATTTAAACTCAGATAATTTTGGATATTCTAAAAGTTCATATTCACAAACAACAAGAAATTCAGATGGTGTAAAAAAGTCAGAATCGGTACAAAAAACAAAAAAACTTATTAATGGAAAAATTCAAGTATACGAAAAAAGAATTAAAGAAGATGAACATGAAATAACTACAGAAGAAGTTAGACCAGATGGACAAAAGGTAATTACAAAGAAACAAAAATTTGTGCTCAACTAAATGTCAAAAAATTGTTAATGTTTTAAGATTGATTTTTTGAAAACATTTTTTGGATTTTGTGTTGAATCTCTATATACTTCTTCTACTGCTGACAAAAGAGGAACAAGAGGTGGAATATTTATTTTATGTTCTTTTTTGCATAACAATTCATTATTTCTAAATTCTTCTATTAACATTGGACCACCATACTTTTGTAGTAATTCTCTTTGCGGAGCAAAATAAATTGGACCACTCGGTCCAAAAATTCTGTTGTGCAATTCTTTTATTAGAGATGTTCTTGTGTTCATTCGATTGTCACCCATATTAGAATTATATCTCATGGCACAGTTATATGTACAGAAGTTTCCAAAAACATAAAATTTGTCATTAATGTATCTGTCGGGTATGAAACATGGAATCGTTTCAAAATTATAACTACACCACCAACATGCAATGTTGGTCTTGTCTACGACTATTTGTTTGTTATCAGTAAAATTAATTAATTTTAAATTAATTAATGCTTTTTTTGTATCCTTTGTACAAACAGAAGTTGCATTAATTTCTTGACAATATTTTTGTTCCGTTAATTGACTTTTTAATCTTTTTATTATTGCATTTTTTTTTTTAATTTCTGCCAAAAGCTCCTTAATATCTCCATCATTTACATTTTCATCGAATTCTGTTGTTAAAGAATCCATTATTTTTAATGATCCTGTTTTTTCTTTTTTTTTTAATGAATCTTCGCTTTCGTCTTTCATTGTAAATATATTTTTATCACTTGAACCATCGTCATTGTAAATTGGAATATGTAAAATTAGTTGTTCTTCTTCTGGCTCTAACTTTTGTGGGACGGATTGTTTTTGAACAGGAGCAATAGTTTTTTTTGGTCTACCTCTTTTTCTTTGAGAACTTTGTGTTATTTTTTGTTTAGAATCATCAGAATCATCAGAATCACCAGATTCATCTGATTCATCTGATTCAGCAGATTCGTTAGATTTGTCAGATTTAACTGGAACTGGAACTGGAACTGTCTTTATAATTTTTGTCTTTTTTGGAACTTCCATGACATTATCCACTAACATAATTTGCAATTCAGAATCACTTTTTTGTTTTAGTAGTTTTTTTGTAGTCTTTTTGACAGGTGATTGTACCTTTGTTATTTTGGAAGGAGTGACTTTACTTTGTGGCATATTTTGCACTAGATTGTGTGGGTATATTGTACATTTCCTTAAGTGCAATATGATTTTGACTTAAGGAAATTAACTTTCAATTTTAATATGAGTTATTTTATTTTTTAAAACTTATTTTAACTGCATCTTTTCTTGGTCTTCCACGTTTGGAAGTGCTTCCACTATCATTGCTTTTTTTACCAAATGATATTGATTCTCTTGTTATTTGTTCATTGTCAAATTTTGGAACATTTGTATTTTTTTTTCTTGATTCTCTATCACTTGATCTAATTTCATCACTATCTACAACTATACCTCCTTTTTTTGAACTGGATGAGGATACAGACGAACTAGAACTTGGTGTTGTACTAGACTCTGATCTGGCTTGTTTCTGTGCTTTTATAACTGGACCGAGAATGTCACTAATTTTTGGATTCATTGATATAGATGATGAAGAGCTCACACTAAGATCGTCACCAGATTCATCAGAATTTTCGTATTGTTCTACTGGTGAAGACTCTTTCATTCCCTTTAAGATTCTTTGTTTTTTTGGCGTTGGAACTTTTGATGCTAATTCATTTTCTTCTTTCCTAAAACTTTCTAATAATTTTTGAGTTTCAATTAGTTTTTTATTTTTAATTACTTCATTTTTATATTGTTGAAGGTCTATTTTTTTATCTTTTTCAGTATCTGTTGATTTTTTTGAATGGAATGATCTTGCTGATTCACTAAATTCCAATCCTTTATTTAATTTGCTCATATTAGAACTTTTTGCCATTGCTTGAACCTTTTCATAAGCTAGTTGATCATTCTTTATTTTTTGTAAATCTATAGCTTTTTGCATTGCTTCTTTATGTTCCTTATTTATTTTATTTTGAACAACTTCTTTTCTCTTATATTCGCTGCTTTTTTCTGATATTTCTGCGTTTGAATTGGATTTTGATCCTTTAGATTCTGATTTTGACATTCTGGATACATTATCATCGTTGCGTGCCAATTTACGCAACTTTTTAACTTCTTCAGGATCAGAATCCAAATTTTTAGAAGTATTTGAAGATTTTGACAATCCTTTATACATTTGAATATTGATAGCGCTTCCTGACAACATTAAAAATAGTTTTAGTTCTGGTGCCATTTTCTTTCCTGGTGTAGTGTATTTTTCATAAATATCTCCTATTACATCGTAGTAATCGTTGATATCATGCGTAACTTTATTTGACCATGCATTGTCAAACTTAATATCAAACGGATTTGCATTATCATTCAACATCTCTATTCCTTTGACAATTCCAATCATCATGTTACTCATCCAGTTAATAGAATTTTGCTTTGCTCTAATTCCAGTGTGCAAATCATACTCAAATTTCATTGTATTGTAATCAGAGTCCATACTGTAATTTTGAGATAGTTTTACTTTACATTGTGCTAATTCTCCTAATTTTCTTAACATGTCTAATTTTCTCAACATCAATTCTTCTTTTGTCCATTGAGATTCGTCATCAAGATCTTTTTCTTGTTTTTTATTATCTGATGATGAATCGTTGTATGATTCTGGTTTGCTAGAACTGACATTTTTTATGGTTTCTTTTTTAGTTTCCTTTTGCTCTTTAGTGTCTGAATTTTGCGTATGAAAAATGTGAGACGGAACTTTAGTTAGTTCTTTTGTTTTATAATTGTCTGTTTCATCATCCAATTTTTCATCCTCATCTTGATCATCTCTATCATTTAGATAATCTCTTCTTTCATCTTCTGGTATTAAAACACCTTCATTTGCAAACATATCAACATATAAATTAGTATTAGTATCGGCATAACTTGAAGATTTTGAAACTTTGCTCGCCACTACTTGTCTCATTTGATCATTTACTAAATTTGGATCTTTACTTGAATATTTTGACATAGTTTATTTATAGTTTGTATTTAGAAAGTAATCTATATTATAAAGACGCATTAGTTTATAAGTTGTAAATTGTAAAATATAAAGCATTTTACAATTTTTCAAATAAATAAAATAATATTTTTATGAACTATTGTCAGAATTATTTTTATAATTTTTTATAACGAATATTTTAATATTCATATAGAATATTAAAATATACGTTATAAACGCATAAAAAGTATTAGTAAATATAACTATTGTATTTTGTATGTTTCTAAAAATTTAGTTGCCATATTGTACCCACCATTGTATATTTTTTTTTTAAGTTCTAATGTAATATTTTCACTTGTTATCGCAACATCTGGCAAGTGAATTATTATTGTATTTTTTTCATATCCTTTTACTAATTTTTCTGTAACTCCCTCTAGCATACTATCAAACAGTGAAAACAAAAAGTCTTCCACGCTTGATATATCTTTTCTATATTTAAGAATTGGTCTCACATATATTCCAAGTGTTGAGTCAATTTCATCTTTAAATAAGTGAATTGGATAATTATCGCTGCATCCACCATCACTAAATAGTTTGTTATCATATTTTACTGGAGTAAAAACTAATGGTATCGCAGATGTCATTCTTACAGCGGTAACAAGAGGTAAGTTTGGATAGTTTAAATATGACAAATAATATGGTTGGGAATCGTTCAAACATGTAGTTGTCATTACTAATTTTATTTTAGATAATAAGTAAAGTTCTTTTAGTGTTACATCAGGAGAAATATTTTTTGATTCAAGTAGTTTAACAAAAACATGTTTTATACGAGACCCATCATCTAACCCAAAATTTTCTAGCATACTACCAGGATCTAATTTTGTTAATTTTTTAATATCAAGCACTTCAATAAATCTATTTAGTTCATCTGGTGTAAATCCTGAACACATTAGAGCTCCTGTAATTCCTCCTATTGACGTACCGACAATTGTGTTTATATTTTTTAAAAGGCCATTGTCAGCTAAAACTTTTAGAGCTCCTATATGTGCAATACCTTTTAATCCTCCCCCGTTCAGTACTAAATTTGTTATTTTCTTTTCTCTATTATTATATTTGCTCAATATTTTACTTATTTTTGCGTCCAAACTATTGTTCATTTGTAACGTTCGCTGTATATTATTTGTAAATATTCTATTATTACTAATATAGACTAACACATGATTTCAAATAATAGTCATAACCTTAAAAGTTTAAATATAGCAAATTTATTTAGTGGAGATGAAAATGCTCCACATACAAATGGAAAATTAGACATAAATACTTTATTTATAAAAAAAAATTCAGTAACAGAATTTTCATTTGATTCTGATATTTTACTTAAAGGTGTTAGAAAACGTAAACTCAAAGTAACAGAAACACATGCAAATATTTATAAAGGATGTTGCGAAATAGTAACAACCGCAAGTGATACAGGAGCAACAGATATTATATATGAAGTACCTGATCATGTTATAGAATGTACAGATTATGATCCTTATGAATGCTTGAAATTTATTAAAGAAAAACTAATGGAACAAAACATATCAACACATATTTTGACACGTAAAAAGATATTTATTACGTGGCATAATTTGGAGGAAAAAATAAATCAAAAAGAAGAGGAATTTATCCAACTTGAAAATAAATCTTTCGATTACAACAAGCATAATTCTAATTTATCTTCTAAGGAAAATGTCAACAAATACAATGATAAATATTCCAATTAGTAACAAAATTAGTAAATCTTTTAGTTCAAACATATTAATTCCAAACATACTAGATTGAGTAGGTAAATTTGACTGTATAGGTAAATTTGGTTGCAAACTAACTTGATTTTTTGCAACTACTGATTTCAATAAATCGGCTAAATCATTTTTACATTGGCTACATTTTATAATATGTGATAATTCGTTTTTTTCATCACCTTCTTTATAACTTTTTAAGTGGTTTGATCCCATTCTTATTTTTTTTTTTAGAGTTTGAGGAAGTGAAGAATAGTTACTGGAGATATCACTTATATTAAATGAATCGCTTCCATTAAAACTATCATAATTTTTAAATCCTCTGTTTCCAACATCACTAAAATTATCTGATCCTCTTGACACATATGAAAAATCCATTATTGGTTCTTTTCTTTTTGCATTTGTTGATTTTTTACTATATTTATTATTATATTTTATTCCTTTACTTTCTGATAAACTATCAGTTGTAAATACGCTGTCTTGGCTACTAATATTGCTTTCTCTACTACTATCATCATTATAATAGTTAAACGAATTATTTACTATTTTTGTTGGTTTTGCTAGTTTTGCTAACTTACAAATTGACTGTTGCATTGGCGTTGGTAGTCCAGATTCAAAGTCTCCATTGTTTAAATTCGCTCCAAGGTTTGATGGTGCAAATCTGGCATTTGACGGATCCATCAAACAGTCTATTCCTACACATGTATTTAATGCTTGATCATTGATATTTTGAAAAATTTGTTTTTTTAGTTTTTTTTTACTGTTATTTACATCTCTTGCCATTTTATCGAGATCGGTATTATCTGTATATAATTCGTTATATTGGTGGTATTGTTCCATTATTATATTATTTATTTATTTTTACTGTATTATGAATTAGTACAATATTATAAACTTGTGCTATTTAACGCTTGCTATTAAATGCAAAGATTGTATATTTTGTTTAATAGAAACAAAATGCAAAGATTGTATATTTTGTTTAATAGAAATCATGATGAGTGATTTGTATAGACAAATTGTTCCTATAACAAATTTATTTCAATAAAAATGTATGTTATAAATATAGCAAAAAATGGATAATTTAGAAATTTTAAATAATGAATACTTTTTGGCGACAGTCATGTTATTTTTTATTGTGTATGCATCCTTAGGACAAATTGATCTTCCTATTTGGGTTGCTGACTTATTTAAAAATGACATATTTAAAATTGCATTTTTGTCACTAATTGTAATGATTCCAGCAAAACAAGCTCCACATGTTGCAATTTTGGTTGCAGTAGTATTTGTAGTAACTCTAAACTATTTGAGTCAAAAAGAAATGAAAGAAAATTTTCAAATTTTGGAATCTTTTACAGGAAGTTTGAGAAATGTAAAACGAGTGCAAAAACCACTAAAACGTCTCTAAACAAACCACAAAATTTTAATATCAATTTAATATATAAAATATATTAAACATATAATGAATGGAAATAGTCAAGTACAACTTAAATCGATAAAATTATGGCTCATACTAGTTGGAGTTATAACATTGTTATATTCAATATATTGGTACTACAATTATGATAGTTACCCTGTTGCATTTTATGATGCAAATAGACAAAGGCAAGTTTATTTAAGAAATCATACAACTGCATATCCTCCACCTTTAACAAGTTTTATGGATCCTCCAGACATGTTTAACAGTAAATACATAAATTTAGAAAATCTTTTGTAATTTGTTTAATCGAAACCAAATTTTATATTTTATTTAACTACAAGTCTACCTTTTAGTTGTTTTTGACACCTTAATTCCTGTTAAACAAAATATATCATTATTGCATTTTGTTTCTATTAAATCTTTACTTTTTGTAAGTGGTTTCTTTTTTTCTTTAATAAGTTCTTCATCTTCATGTATTAATTGTTTATATACATCTGCATATTCTTTACCAATTGTTTTTGTTTTTCTTGGTCCTTCTATTTGTTTAAAGTCTTTTCTTCCAATAATTTCTCCCATTCCTGCACTTATATTCATTGGATTGTCATAAACAGATTTCCACGCCTTTTTGTCATGAAGTTCTCTTCTATCATAGTCATCATCTTCTTGTTGTCTTCTTTGCATCATTTCATCATATTTGTTCATAGTAAGGTCCTTGTTTTTGTTATGTGCATCATGAATATCGAATTCCAAATCATCTTCACTAACATTCGAACCAAAATCACTTCCAATTTCACTATCAGAATCTAATCTTGATGCAAATTTTGATGAACTATTATGGTTTTTATCCATATATAGATCTTCATAATTATCAATACCAACATATTCTGTACCTCCTGTAGTACCATAGTCATTCGACGCAGAAATACCTTCCCATACCATTAATGAATCGTCACCGCCTAATTCACCCTTTCTCTTTTTTTCCTTTTTAACATATTTAGCCCAATTTTTATTAAATTCACCCTGACTAAACGCCTTTCCTTCGAACTTGTCTCTTGGAGCATATTCAATTTCTTCCTGAGTTCTTGCAAATTGTAAATCTTCATAACGTCTATTTGTTTCTTCGGTTGTCAATGCAGCCTCATTAAACTCATTTCTATCAAATCCATGCTTTTTGTCTAAATCTAAAAATGCCAAGTCAAAATTATTTTTTGCAAGTTTTCTAGTCTTTTCGTTAATTTTAGATTCCTGAAGTTTTTTGAACTCTTCAAAGTTATTTTTTGTAGAAATAAAATTTTTATTTTGAAGGGTATTTTTTTGAAGATCATAATACTTTCTTTTCTTTGTGTCTCTTAAAACTGTACATGCATCTCTTATTAAAAAATACTGTATGTTTAGTTTTTTTAATTGTTTTGGTCTTTCGTCTTCTGGATATTTTTTGACAAGTTCAGAATGTCTGTCTGGTTGATATTTTTTTAATTTTTCTGCACATTTTTTATTTATTGTTATTTGAGAATCGTCAGGTTTTACTCCAATAATTTTATAAATGTCTGGAAGTCCTTGAAATAAATCTACATATGACTTTCTTGTTGAATCGTCCAGTTTATCAAATTCAACATCATCAAAATTTATGTCATCTGTTTGTTTTTTTTCTGATGTTTTCTTTTTTGCCATTCGATTTACTATATCATCAATTTTTTCGTCGTCAATATTTGTTGACATTAATTAAGATACCATTATATAACATATTTTTAAGTGATAATAAACACACTAAATAAACCACTTAATTATTTTCTATACCAAAAATATAACACAATAATATATTATAACAAAATGAGTATAAAAGATAAGTATCTACTAACATTTGTTCTTCATGCGCTTGGTGACACAATTGGTTTTAAAAATTCTGATTGGAAAATGGACTACGACAGAAGAGGTGATATTGGTACAATTAATGAATTTGTATATGAATTTATTGATTTGGGTGGCGTTAATGGAATAGATATTAGTAATTGGTTGATATCATCCGACACAATATATCATATGGCAATTGCCAATTCAGTTTTAAAGTTTAAAAAAGTGGTAGATAAACTTTTTATTGATAACACTAAAAATAATATCATACGTGCATACAATAGAATGATTTCAGATAAAAAAAACAGAATTTTTAGGTATGAGGGAGCAACTACTGCAAGATATTTAGAACAAAATAAAATGAAAGAAGGATTTGATGCAAGTAACTTACCATACGATTCTAAATCAGGGGGAAACGGTGTAGCTGGAAGAAGTTTATGCATTGGTCTCGCGTTTTGGAAAGAGGAAGATTTAAACAAGTTGGTTGAGGTATCAGTTAAGTTAGGAACAATAACACATAATTCTCCTCTAGGATTTTTATCTGGTATGACAACTGCTTTATTTACATCTTTTGCAATAAGAGAAATAGATATTACAAAGTGGCCTCATATGTTAATAAAAATATTGGAATCTGATTTAGTAAAAAATTTTATTAAAACAGAAATAACAGAAGTTCAATTTGACTACATGGATTATGTGAGATATTGGAAAAAATATATCGATACAAGATTTGTTGATGAGAAACCTATAAAGAGTAGATCTACCAGTAATTTGATATTCAGAATAAAATATTATTACGAAAATTTTGTTAAAGGTACAAAATCTAGTGGAATAGCAGTCAGTGGATTTTGTGCAGTAATTATGGCATATGATGCTTTACTTGACTGTGACGGTATTTGGGAAAAAATTATATTTTATGCAATACTCAACCCTAGCGACAGTAGCACAGTTGGAGCAATTGCAGGAGGACTGTATGGAGCAATTTACGGATTAGGTGATATTCCTAATAAAATGCTAGAACATATTGAAGAAGGTAACGAACTTATAAAGTTAGGAAACAAATTTTATAAAAATTTTTATAAAAAATAAATTTACATATTGCTCTGTAAAAAATTCATTACTGATTCAAAAGTTCTCGGGTATTCACTGTATTGTACAATAGACCCATTAGATTTCTGTAAAATTATTGCAGGAAATCCCTTAATTTTTGCATCAGTACATCGTTTTTGATTTTCTGACGATATTTCTTCCAATATAAGTGAATTATTAAGATCACTTGTTTTAAGATAATTTTTTAATTTCTCCCATTCTGGTTTAAATTTTTGGCAATGACCGCACCAATCTGCATAATAAAAAGTCAATATTGCTTTTTCAGTTTTCTGAACTGAAATTATGTCATTTTCAATAACATCAGTTTCAGTTTTCTGAACTGAAATTATGTCATTTGCATAATTATATGAGTTTTCTTTTTGCTGCATTTTACATATGCCAAAATAATTTGAAACACACAATGTTGCGACAATTACAATAATAATAAGAATGATAATTTGAAGTCCCCAGTTGTCAATGAATTCTTTGTTCATTATATGTTTAGTAATAAATTGTGCAAACATAAAATTTTATAAACAAACTGTATTTTGTTAATATAAACAAAATAAATAAACTGTATTTTGTTATTTTTTTATAAAAAAAGTAACACATATATAGGTTTTTGGTAAAACTCTCCTGATAAAAAAATATAGTTTACAAATTGACATACTATAAATTTTTGATATTCAAAATGCGGATTTTCAAAAATAATAATTTTTTCCAGTATCATAATATATACTTTAACATGTCAAGAAAACAAATTTTACTTGGATCGTCATTGAAACCATTTTTTGGAGATAATGCAGCAACAGATCATTTTGTTGCTGGAAATTACTTCTCATCGGTATATGACAAACCACTTAATACCGAGGATTTTCCCATGCGTATCAAAGATACACGACTGGAAGAAATTATGTTTGCTAGAAATTATAATAATGCCAGCGAATTTGGACAAAACGACATTCATCCCCAATTTATTAACTTTATAGTAAGAACTGCCCTATTTCACAAGACTATTGACCCATCTCTTTTGCTTGGACATGGAATTGGTCAACTTAAAAAAATCTTCATTGATTCAGTAAATGAAGTATTGAACAAAAAAATAAATAGTAACCATGAAATTTTTAATAATACATATGGTCTCACATCGAACAATACATATTTTGATTTTATTGTTGCTAATATGGCAAATCTCGCCACAGATGTGGATAATCTAACGGACAATATAGAAAAGAATAAAAAAAATGATAATGTTGAAAGTTTGATCAATAAATTAGTAGGAAAATGCAAAGAAGAAGGTTTTTGTTTTAATTTTAATTTTATTTGGAAAGATACAAAAGCAAACGAAGCAATTGAAATGATATTAAATAGAAGTAGTAAAAATAATAAAGATATAAAAGATAGTATTTATTATGATTTTGAATTAACTTTGAAGAATGAATTTAATATATTACTTGTTAATGTTTTCACATTGAACGGAAAAGTTGATATCGAAACTATCCACAATCAATTTATAACTTCTACAGATGATAAAAAAGCATCTATAATTAAATCAATTGTAGAAGATAAATCCTCCAAACTGAAAGATAAATTTGCTACGGCTCTTGCAAATAAACTTTTTAGCAATATTAAGAATATTATTGAAAACACAGTTGATAATAGAAGAGGAATAAGACAAACTGTCGACACAAAAAATGATCTTATTCATGACTTGTACAACAGAGTTTTCCACGTCTGGGATAGTTTAAATGAAGACGCCAGGACATTCTATACCAAACACTTGCATGTATTTTATAAAGGTGAATTTGAAGAAGATTATGATCCTCGTGGTGGTCCTCGTGGTCCTCCTCATGCTGGTAAAGGTAATAAAAAGAATAAACCAGCTTTTGAATACACATATGAAATACCACCAGATAATGATGAAGAGTTTAACAAAAAAACAATAAATGAAGAATTTTCATTAAACACTGGTTTTACTAAAGATGAACTAGAAAATATGAAGAAGGTTAGTGAAAAAGCAGTAACGAATTTTATAAATAAAAATCCATTATACACTAATTTTACTAACGATGAACTAGAAAATATGATCAATGATAGTGAAGAAGCAGTAACGAATGTTATAAATAAAAATCCATTATACACTAATTTTACTAACGATGAACTAGAAAATCAACTAAAAAATATGATCAATGTTAATGAACAGGCAGTAATAAATTTTATAGATAAAAATAAAAATATATTTAATACTACTCAAAGACAACAAATAAATAGTATTTTATCCAAAAAAAGATCAGAACGTACGAATAAAGACTTAAATTACAAAAAAAGCAACAACGAAATACTAAAGCAAAACGATCAACGAAAGCAAAAGTCTCTAGAGTTTCACAATAAACAAAAACAAGAGTATCGAGAGCAACGAAAGACTCGAGAGCAAGTGCTACTAGATGAACTTGAGGAACAAAAGTATCGAGATAAACAAGTGCAACTAAATAATGAAAGTAATTATGATAGTGATGATTATAATATAAATGATGATAATCCACCTCTTAATAAAACCATCAAAAGTGGAGGAGGTTGGGGTGATTTGATGGATGTTGATGGTGATTATCGTTACATGAGTAGATTTGATGATGAAAATATGCGTTTGAACTTAGTAAAAGAATACAAAGGATCTGAATTAACAAAATTTGGTTCTACACTTCCATGGCTTCCAGTTTCGAATAACTATGTTGGAAAGCTTTGGTACTCACCAAAGAATGGAACACATGCAAAGTCTGTAAAAGCTGAAGCTAACTCTATCAGACATATTTACAACTGTGTATATTTGGGCAGAGAATGTAAAATTAATGGAATTACATTGGATCTTTATGATGACTATAATGAATTTAACAATAATGTTGAAAACGTCGATTTTGACCTAAACGAAATAATTATTATGCACAGAGTAATTACTAAAGTCACAGAAAAAGTAGTTGATGATGAAGTTTATAATTTTGACGACCTTAACGAAGATTTAGCTAATGGTGTTATTTATGGAAGAGACAATACAGGAGAACTTTACAGAATATTGGACAGAAAGAAAGTATATGTTAAGGATATGACAATATCAGAAGCCAATTGTGCTGGTTCAGGTTTGAATTATGATGACAAAAAGAAATGCTCATTATTGGTGGCTGATTGCTTGTTAAGGGGAGATAATCATGATTTGTCATTATGTTTGGAAAGATTAGCTGATGAGGATATGTTTGCAAAGGCAAATGAAGAACTTGAAAAAATGCATCCAGATATTGCTATTAAAATTTTGACAACATTCAAAGTTCGCAAAGGACCAAATTCTGAAGGAATTGAAACTGTTGAATCATTTGATAGTTGGGTTGACAATGTAGTAAAGAAAATGTCTATATCTACTCGTGACACAATTCTTGGCAATTCTAACTTGCTTGAATATTTAAAAGGAGTCATTGCATTTGTTAGAAAAAACCCTACAATTCTTAACAAGGATTTGACAGATGTTGTTCATAATTGTCAAGATGACATGAACGAGATGGATACTAGAATGGGTAAAAGACCATTTTACTTTCCAGTAGATGGCTCCAAAGAAAATCTCTTATTTAAAGGTGAATTATTGAGTAAATATGCCGGAAGTATATATGCTAGAGAATTTCCATCAATCAGTACTCTTCCATACACAAATACATTTGTCGGACCATCTATCGTTGCAGGAATTGCCATGCGTGGACAAACTGGTGGAAACGCAAGATTAGAAGAGTCCATCCAAAGAAAATACAATAAAGGTGAATTAAGTTCTCATTTGTTGTATGCTTTAACAACTCAAGTTGAAGAAGATTTGAAGGAAGCTGGTATGACACTTGATGTAAAAGATTCAAAGAGAATTCGCAACGGTGTAGAACGCATTGAAGAATATGAACAGAAAACATTTAAATTGTACCGCATGTTGAGATCTTTGGCTGATTTACTAACTTTCTTCAAAGCAACTGGATGTACCCCATCAAAACTTCCATCAACTATTAAGATTACTCAACTCAGAGATCGTGCAGATGTTTTAGCCTATTTGGAAAAGAATGTATCACAATTGAGAGGATGTATAGATCAAAATAACAACAAACAAATCAATGCATGCAATGATTTAATGAAATACTTGGGATTATTATTTGAAACTGCAGGAGGAAAACTAAACCCTGATCATGTTAACTTTAACTAAAAATTAAAACGGTTATAAATATATACATTAATCACATTCAATTGTCTTTTATTTTTTTCCAACCAGTTATTATTTATAAATAATGACAGGAGCACTACTTCAATTAATAGCATATGGAGTTGATGATGTATATTTAACACAAGACCCGCAAATTACATATTTTAAAGTTATATATAGAAGACATACAAATTTTACAAAGGAACAAATACCTCAACCGTTTATTAATACACCAGACTTTGGAAAAAGGGCAACATGTGTCATATCAAAAAATGCAGACCTAATAGGAAAAATTTACATAGTTGTGAGATTACCAAAAGTTAGAACAATAAACGATGAAAAAACAAAATTTGCATGGGTAAAAAGAATAGGTTTTTCTTTAATAAAGTCTGTAGAGATTGAAATAAATGGAAGAATTATTGATAAACAGTATGGAGAATGGTTGAATTTATGGGCAGAATTAACAGGAGAAATAAACGAGGGACGTGGAAGAGGATTAAAAACATTAATTGGAGATGTTCCAGAACTGACAGACTTTACAAATTCTAAAGACGAGTATACTTTGTATATACCATTACAGTTCTGGTTTTGTAAAAGTACTGGAAATGCGTTACCATTAGTAAGTTTACAATATTGTGACGTTAAAATAAACGTCGAATTTGAAGAATCCCAAAACTGTTATTTTTTAAGTCCGACTCATTATATTAAATGCAGAGACGACATTGTAAATTTTTTACCATATGAGTACGTAGAACAGAATATTGACGGAAAAATAATTTCTGGAATTTTTATTAGTTATGATATCAATACTAAAAGACTTTACTATTACAAAATAACGGATGATAAACTATTAAGTATTCCAGTATCTTCTTCGTTTATAACAACAAATAGCCAGATAGACATTGACAATCTTTTATCAAGCCCACAAGGATTAAAATACTCAATAGTTGGAAAAACGTCCGGGTACTCGACATTTGCTGATTTTGGTAATAATACATCAACATATTCTACAACAAAACTAAAAAATCTAAATATTTCTCAATGTTTTCTTTTGATTGACTACTATTTTTTGGATGATGACGAAAGACTCAAATTTTCTCAAGCAAAGCATGATTATTTAATAGAACAAATATTTTTTACTCCAAGTATTGACATAGATAACTCGAATTTTAGTGGGTCTGTAATTGTCGATCATCCTTGTAAATTAATGGTATGGGTCACACAAATGCAATATATTCAAAAAGCAAAAGACTATTTTAATTATACACATTCATATCAAAACAAAATTTTTGAAGAGGAAGATCCAGAAGTAAAAATGGGAGAACCTATGGGAGATCCGTTAATATTAAAACAAACAATTTTAATGAACGGAAACTCCAGAGTTTCATTAAGAGCTGCATCATATTTTGATAATATACAAAAAATAATGCACTGTAGATGTACTGGATTGCCAGCAATTAATATGTATGCATTTGGTATGTATCCTTTTATAATACAACCCAGTGGATCGTGTAATATGAGTCAAATTGATAACATACAAATTCAATTAAACTTAACATCAAATGTAAACGTTCTGAATCATGCAAATTTTAGAGCATATTGTTTATGTAATAATGTGTTAAGAATAGCAGGAGGATTAGCAGCAACTGTATTTTTAAAATAAATTGTTTCGATTAAATTATGTTGTTTTATATTAAATGTGCGAGGCATACGAAGGATATTATATAGACTATATTTTTCCAATAAGCTCTAATTTATTGTATTTTAATGAATTGTGTATCAGTTATGATATATCAACACTTACATTTGTTACAATTATAAGGTTATTTATTTATTTATTTATTTATTTTTTAATTATAACACATGTTGATATATTTGGAAAATATTACAAATATTTAGATAATATATTTCTAATAATTGTATTTTTAAATGGATTTAGTTTGTTTATAACACTAATAAAAAATCCAAAATTTATAAAAAGAACATTAACAAATGAAAATAAACCTTAAAATAATATTTGCATTTTGTTTCTATTAAATTTTATCTAAAATTTATTCTATCAGCTTCTGGATTAAACATTTCTAAAAATGTTTTTTCTTCTTTACATAATTCAGTAAGATTTTCTTTTAAGTAGTCGTCAGTTTTTCTGTTCATAACACATTCGTTAAGTTTAAATCCTACAATTTTTGCCATTGTTAAAAATTCTTTCAAAAGTATTTCTCCATCTTCGTTTAAGTCCCCGTTCATTGAATAGTTATCAAAAATATCAGGTCTGGTTTCTTGTAAATGTCGCATGTATTTTTTTGTTTCTTCAAGTTTGTATCTTAAAGACATTTTTTTTGAAGCTGTTGATTTCCAACTAATATCATCTATATTAACTATAAATCTATCCCCATGTGTAGAATCTTCTTTTAAATACCACACGTATGATGGTATTTCATTTGGTAATATACCTAAATCTTCTGGTAGTGATATTGTTCTATTTTTCTTTTTTAAATTTTTTGTGATGTCTTTGTCGCATGTGTCATATATTAAATTACAGGTTCTATTATCCACACCTAGTTTATTAATATGTAAAACAGATTTTATTTGTCTAGAATCATATTCGTTATCTGTCATTTTCATAACAACATCATGCATTGAAATTTCTTTTACTACATCATTGCCATTTTCTTTGAACTTATAATTTGTAACAACAAATCCTTTTCCATTAATATACCAACTTATGTCTAGACTTTTTATTCTTTTAAACGTTTTCCAGTCCAAAATGACTGGTGCCTTTTTTGATCCATAATTTAATTCACATACAGAATACTCATTATTATCATAACTTATTTTATAATATGTATTGAGTTTTACCATCAATTATTATTAATATTGCTATCCAAATTAAATATTTTAATGGTAAAAAAGTTGATAATATTACTCTTTACAGTGGTTACTCCCATTATGTCAAATATTAACAAATCAATACATAACAAATGAGTAACTTAACAGAAGTAGAATCATCTAATATTGTTTCATCCGATACAACAATTGAACAAGTTGTCAATACAGAACAAGTTGTCAATACAGAACAAGTTATTACTTCTGAACCAAAAATTCCTACACCATTTTTGGATCGATTTAATGATGAAACGGTTGCCCTACATAATGATAAAAACATTAAAATTTCTGATATATGGGTATCAAATGCGTCATTACTTAATGTGTCTCTTGCTATTTTAGCAAGAATTGATTTTTTAAAGACTTCTCCAAACATTAGAGACAAATATCTATATGAGGGATTTTTATCTGTCAATGTCACACATATAATTGACAACAAACCAATCATATTTTGTGTGTCTATTCATGATTTGGCGACTCGTGTACTTGAGTTAGCTAATTTACATTCAGGACGTGACTATGTGGAGTCAACAATTGGTTCAAACTGGAGATGGAGAATTAATCAAGAAATTAAAAAAGAAAAAGGATTTGATCCTTTTGGTTTGGCCAAAAATGAACTTGATGTTAAATTAAAAGATGCAAAAATGTTACTACTTATAAAATCATTTAGAATGTATCTTATAGAAACAGTTAGACGAGTTTTTCCAAAACAACTAAATCCAGCTAAATGGGATTCAAAAGATGCAGTTTACAGATATGGAGGATCCCAAACTAGCTGTGGTGAATTTGTTTCATTTGTAGAATCATTATTTAAACTGTATGATCCTATTGTAAAGCTTACCCCAGAGCTTTTTGAAATTAAAGAAATTGTCGAAAGAGCTATTACATTCGGAAAAAAAGAGTCTTCTGAAAAAAGGGAAATTCGTCAAAGAGAGAAAAATCTGGAAGCCAACTACAACCAATCAATTGGAAAAATTTCAAACATAGATATTATAAATGGTGTGGCATCCAGTGGTATCAAAAAAAAGGATCAAAAACAATCTTCCACAAATCACACTACAAAAACTGAACCCGTAAAAGTTAACAAACAAAACGTCTGGAAAATAGAAAAAAAACTAACTGACAAACTGGTTGAAACTGGGGTAGTTGAAAAAACTGTTGTTGAACAAACAACTTTTATATCTGATGATGCAAAAGAGACTGAAGAGGTTGTTGAAGTTACAGAAACAAAGAAAAGAACAGTTAAATCTGGAGCACCAGACAAAAAAGGTTACAAGAAACAAAACAAAATAGCCGATTCAGTTAAAGAGAAGGGTGGAAAAAAACAAAAGTTGGAAACTGTGGAGGAATTAGAAAAAAAGGGATGGACTACTGTAAAAAGCAACAAAAAACAAACAAAATCCGATTTTAAGCATAAAGCTTAAAATTAATACTTACTGTGAAGACAAAACATAAAAATAAAAAAATTAATTTATAATATACTAAACTAACCAAATGGGAGGAGGTTTAATTGATATTGTATCGTATGGATTTAATGATTTGTATCTAACAGGTTCGCCACAAATAACATATTTTAAAATTGTTTACAGAAGACACACAAACTTTTCTAGAGAGTCTATAAATGTACCTGTCGGTCAAATTAACTTTGGCGATGAAATAACAGTAAATTTACCAAAAGTTGGTGACTTAATCTCTAACACATTTTTACAGTTTGAAATTCCAGAAGTTTATTTACTAAAAACAGATACAGCTTCTGATTTATCAGTGAGTGAAACAAATGTTTTAACAACTCCTATTCAAATATCAATGAGTAGTGATGAAATTAATATCATTGATGATTATCAAACAATACTTGACTTTATTGTTGTAAACACTGCAGGATATCGTGTTGCTGTTGATAAACAGTATATTAAAAATCAAAACGTATCCGAATATGTATCATCAATATTATCAGTTCTTACATTTAAAGCTAACGAAGATGTCAAATATGATGGTGCTTTAACAAGAGCAAGTGTATTTGAAAAAAGTATTGGATCTTCATTTTACAATATTTTGAATAGTAAATTTTCTGACATAAGAAAAATTCTTACAACAATACCTTCAGATTTAATTACACACAGTCTGATATCAGTTGCGGAAGTATTACAATTGGTAACAAACGCAATAAATGTGTTGGTTGAAATTAAAGGATACTATTTTAAAAAAGTTCAAAGAAAGCACATACTTGATAAAGATGCTAATTCATTATATGCTAAGTTTGCATGGGTAAATAATCTTGGTTATTCTATGATTGATAGAGTAGACATCAATATTGGTGGTGAAAGAATTGATAGACATTATGGTGACTGGATGAACATATGGTATCAACTTACTAGTCGAGTAGAGCAAGATTCACAATATAACAAACTTATTGGAAATGTCAGAGAACTTACGTCATTTGATAGAAACAAAAAAAAATCTTATATAATTACAGTTCCATTAAATTTTTGGTTTTGTAGAAAAATGGGACTTGCATTTCCTTTAATTTCACTACAATACAGTCCAGTTTCGATAACAATCAAATTAAAGCAATTCGATAATTGTGCATATATAGAAAAACTTCCAGATGTAGACAGTGATGGTAATTCAATATCAATAAACGCAATGAGTCTGGAAGACATATGGGACAACCAAGGATATGTAATAAATTCAAATTTATTAGTAGAATACATATATTTAGATAGTTTAGAAAGAAAACGGTTTGCTCAGTCATCTCATGAATATTTAATAGAAACTTTAGAAAGAATGACAATTGAAAATATATCCGAAGCTGAACAGTTAATAGATCTTGACTTTACTGGACCATCAAAAGAAATAGTGTGGCACGCAAAAAAGACAATTTATAACACTGGTACAACTTCAACTATGAGAAATTACCCTACAGAATATGGAATGGATATTGTAGATAAATACAATCCGACTCCATTTAATCGTAGAAAAATGGCAAACCCTTTTATTTCTTCACAACTTTTGTTAAATGGAAAAGAACGATTTAAATATGCAGGAAAAAAATATTTTAATGTTCTGCAACCATATTCCCATCATACTAGAACTCCAAGTGAAGGAATTAACGTATATTCATTTTGTTTTTATCCCGAAGAACATCAACCATCAGGAACATGTAATTTTACAGTCATATCAAATCCCACATTACTTTTAACTGTTAACAATGGAATGTTTTCTTATTTCAGGTCAGACGTACAGCCAGAAATAGAGTTCGGTAGTGATAAAGATGAAGTTTTGCAAACTGATGTAAATTTAACATTTTATTCACATAAATACAATGTAATCAGATTTATAGGAGGGTTTGGCGCACCAGCATACACTTATAGTGTCTCCAAATAAGTTTATTTAAAACAAATTACAACCTTAAAATTATCTGTATATTTACTGGCCTAAAGATAATGCTAGACTATTGTATATTAATATATAAAATATAATGGGAGGAAGTTTATTACAGCTGGTAGCAAAAGGAATGCAAGATGTTTATTTACTTGATGATCCTCAAATAACTCTATTTAAAATAGTATACAGGAGAACAACAAATTTTTCTATGTTTGACCAAATAATTACCCCGGAAAGTCACGGAGATTTTTCAACTGCATTTATACATAAATTTGACAAAAATGCAGACATTCTTTCCAATATTTGGTTAGTTGCTGAGCTGCCAAAAATTAATTTGGAAAAGAGAAAACCAACTTTTGAATATGTGTCTTCAATATTATCATCAGTCGGAATTTCATGGAACTATTCCCCAGAAAAAAGTACTGCATTGGCTACATTATTTTGTTACAATGGTGCGACAATCACTGATGACACTTCAGTAAATGTTTCCAAATATGTATCGACAGACATTGATATGGATTTGATGGTAAGCGGAAGAAGATATATAGATTTAACAAAGGGATACGTAACTTTTGGAGGAACAAGATGTAAAATTTTTAGCGGGCATTTGGTACTATCTTCACCAATAGTAAATGCTCACGTAACGCAGACCTTAAATGTATCGAGCGGAACTATATCTTTTTATGATACTGTATTGTTTGGAGATGTTATTCCGCAATTATCTGGGACAGTTGTTGTTACTGTTCAAAACTCCGGATTATTAAACGAAAAACATGTTATAACATCAATTAATCTGATAGCGGAATTTACAAATTCAATTGTCGATACAATTAATAATAAATTACAAACTTTACTAGACGAATACAATTTTTACGTAAACTTAAAAATAGCAACAAAAAATTCGAATTATATAATTAATAAATCCGTAAGTGTTTTTAACAATATTAATACAGGTTCTTCTGGTATACAGGATCTTGTTATGTTAAAAGATCTGGCAACAAATATGCTAAATGGAAGAAATTTTTTAATGTACTTGGTTCAAAATTTCATGATAAGATATATCAAATCATATGCACATGACGGACCGGTGAGTTTTTTGCCAATAGAAAATAGTCCGAATGATATTTATTCTGTTGCTACAGATTCATTGGGAACAATTTTTAAAGACACTCAGATTTATTCATCACAGTTTAGAAAATCATTGTTAAAATTTGGGATTTTATTGGGAGCAATACAAAATTATGCGTACGATTCGCTCGTATATAATTCTTATGGTGATACTGCTACAAATTCTGACAATTTTACATCACAGCCATTATTTGGAAATATATTAACACGTCAGAATGCGTTGGATTGGACAGCTGTAGCATTAAATGCTACAGCAACTAAATTGGTTGCTACTGCAAACAATAATAAAATTTATATTTATAATGGAACATCGTGGATATCTAGAGAATCTACAAAAAATTGGACTGGTATTGCGGTTGATCAAACTGGTCAAATTTTAGTGGCAATAGCAAATAACAGTCCAATTTATATATCTTCTGATGGTGGAAGTACTTGGACAGCAAAAGATAGTTCAAGACAGTGGACATGTATTGCGTCAAATTCGGTTGGATCACAGTTAATTGCTGGAACATCTAATGATAAGCTTTATATTTCATCAAATGGAGGTTCTACATGGTCCGCAAAAGAATTTACAAGAAATTGGAAATCAGTTGCAAGCAATTCTGATGGAACAAAATTATTTGCTGTAGCAAGCAATAATAAAATTTTTGTGTCAACCGACAGTGGATCAACATGGACATCAAAAGATTCGGTAAGAGAATGGGTTAGTATTGCGTCAGATTCAACGGGAACAAATTTAGTTGCTGCTGTTTCTGGAGGTCAAATTTATTTATCTACTAATAGTGGTTCAACATGGTCAGCAACTGAATCATCCAGAAATTGGTCTGCAGTTGCTACTAATTCAACTGGAACAAACTTGGTAGCATTAGAAAACGGAGGACAAATATATGTGTCGACAAATAGTGGGTTAACATGGGTAGCTAGAGAATCTACAAGATATTGGTCAAGTGTGGCATCCTCTGCTGATGCTACAATGTTAATAGCTTCAACATCAAATGGTTATGGTCAGATTTACAAATCTATTGATTACGGAACAAACTGGACTGTGTCAGACGCAAATGATCAAAGTTCTCTAGTTAAATTTAGGTTATATACAAGTGATGATATCAAATCACTATTCTATATCACATTTATTAATAATATCACAAGATTAAAAATAGTAACAAATGTTGGAGATATGGTAGACTTTAATCCAAAATATGTAACAGTGTTAAAACCATCTACACTTAATATATCGAGTGATAACTTAAATAGTTTAGATCCAGATAACACTGCAATTGATGAAGTAATTTTATTTTATCATACCATAGATTCTGATATTACAAAGTATTTTGTTTATCAGTACAACAAAGGAGAAAGCACAAGTGTTTATTTTGATTCAAATATTGGTAACAATTACACACTATACAATAAATTTAATGATGTAATAAAAATAAACAGAGGATCATATACACAAACAGATTCTTATAAAATTTATAGGTCATATATGCAAGATGTCATTAGCAATGACATAGTCAATAATACAATTAAATCGGAACAACAAGTGTCTTTGATAGCAAATATTTTAAAATACAACATTGACAGCAATATTATATATAATTTTGATCAAGTAATAAACAATGTGTCAGTTTTATCAAAAGCTTCAAGAACCCAAGCTGACCACTATATTATATCATTTTATAAAGCTTTTTTGTCAACTAGTGGAACATTTACAACTAGCGCAGGTGCATCATTTACTCCAGTAATAGATAGCAGTTCTACACTATTAAAAGACAATTTTAAAACAATAATTAATTCAATTGTAAATATTCAAGTACCAGACGGAGTATCAATAACTAACTATTATAATAACTACATTCAAACACAAATTAAAATATTTGTAACACTATGTCAGGGTTTGTTGAGATCGGTAAATTATGACGCATACATGAGTGACTATAATATATGGCAACGACTTTTAATAGGAGCAAATACTGCAATATTAAGTGCATACGCTATAGGAAAATCTGCCAGTTCGGGACTTCCAACTCCAGATGCAACAGTATTTGGAAGAATTGCATTTATGAATTATATCCCTTTACTTGTAGCAAAGGATATACCAAAACTTCTATATGATACTTTTTCTTCAATTGCAGGACAAGTAATGATTGACATTGGTGCTGACACAACCAGTAACTCAATCCACTTAAACGAATTGCTGACTACAATTGACCTGAGGGATAATGACGGAATTGATGGTAGCAATATTTTTTATAGTGATGAAACAATAGAAACAAAAAAAGAAATTTACAACAGATTAATTAACGCATTATTTGTAACAACATATTCAGGAACAAGTGTTTCAACAATTGATAACGCATCATATTTTAGCGAATTACAAGCAGAAAAAGGATCAGGAAATTATTTTCTTTTATCATGTGCAATAAGACCAGAAACATTTTTTAATGAGTATTCAACACAAAATATAGACGGGTCAGGTGAATTAGTAAATTCTAGTTTAGATGTTACAGATTTAAAATATTTACCAATTGAATGGTTAACTCAGACATACTATAAGATTTTTACAACAAAGATAAATAAATATATCGACACATTATCAATATCATTAGATAATAAACTTGCTGGTAAAAAATCGTTAAACGGGATTACACAAAATATCATAAATTCTTTTATTTTAAGAAATAATTTACCATCTTACGCAGATTATGTAAGTAACGGATATTTGTTGCTCGGACTAAATTTAGAAACAAACACAATATATCAAAACTACAAAAAAAAAAGTACAAGCGTAGTAACAACATCGTCATATTCTGACGTAATATCATCTATTTGGTATCAGTCACAAAAAGGATTTATACAACTTGTCAATCAGTTATTTAATAACACTTTATTATCAAAAGATTACTACACAAATAATTTGGGAAACTCAATGGGTACAATATATAATTTTATTAAAATCACAATAGAAAACAGTGGTACAAACCAATACTATTCTACTAGTAATTTGCACGGAAATTTTTTACCAGAATCTATTCTTGACGCATTTGTTGAAATATATGCATCTGAATTCTCTGCATCGAGTGATCCGAGAACAGATATTTTGAACTATGTAAAAGAATTACATCCAGCCGTCGACACAAGCCAGTCTGATGTAGGATTTGATTTTTATAGATTGACAGGTTTAGGAGATCTCCAAACAATAGGAACAAATTCTTATAAAATACATACTTATGTAAAGGATTATTCTGCATTGTATTCTTTTATATTGGATTATTACAATAAACACAAAAAAATTACATTAGTAAAAAACGATAATGACAACTTATTAAGCCACAATTCAGTTCTCTCGAGAAAAAAAGAAACATACGCATATGATAAGTCTAGTATATTCATAGGATATTTACAAGATCACATTAATTTAAAATATGTAAACATACAATCAGATCCAATAATAAAATCCGATCTAAATTTATTAAATATTGCAACTTCATTATATTGGAATCCAGATCATGATGATGGAGCAGGTAACTATGTTAGAAATTCAAATGGTGTGTATGGAGTACTTGACGCATTATACAACACAAATATTTCAGGAAATATTGTGTCAACACTTGGTAATATATCGACCATCCCAAGCGGACAAGGGTTGTCGCTAAGTAGTCCCGTTAATTTTAGTCTTGTTTCTAATAATCCAATGACAAGTTTTTGTTTACATGACTGGTATCTTAATTTTTCAGGTTATGAATATTTAACTTATCAGCATTTTAAAGATTCCAAAGATTTGTTAATGTCAATTTTATACGATTCAAGTTCAGCAAAACTAATAACATCACAGGTCTTATCTAAAAATAAAAATTTAGTGAAATTATATTCTGACTCAAATAATAACATTTTTCCAAGTATTGAATATATCGCATGGCTACTATTTGATATGGTTTTGGGATGTGCAGAAATTAATTATTATCTAAATGATCTTGCTGATTTACCTCAAAATATATCAAAAATAAATAACCAATCGGTTGTATCGAATACGTCAAATATAACAAACTATAGTATCACACTTAACACATTACAACAATTAATAACAAACTATTTTATTAAGTCGAATAGTGCGACCATTTCTCAAATAAACAATATTACGTCATTTAAAAATGATAAGGTTACACAGACAATTAATTCAATAGAACAGTATATAAACAGTCAAAATAACAATTCGAATGGCGACATAAACTTTTATAAAAAATCAATAAATGGAAATTATGTAATAAACACAACACTAGAAAAGAGGTTATTAAATTTATTAAAACATACAACACCACAATTTGCATGGGTAAAAGAACTTGGCCATAAAATAGCAAAAAAAATGTGTATAACAATAGATGGAAATACAATAGAAACATACACACCAGAATTACTACATCTGCAACATCAAATTAGTAAAAGTGATGAACATGAACGTGGTTATAACATATTGATAGGTAATACAGAAGAAATGTATACATTATCAGACAAACAAAGATCAATAACTACACTATATATAAAGCTCCCTTTTTGGTTTTCCAAAAATGCTGGAAATGCAGTTCCCTTAATAAATCTAATGTTTTCTGATTTAACTTTGTCTGGACAAATAAGTGATTTATCAGAATTACTCTATATAGACTCAGATACATTTTTAAAGAAAAAACCAAAATTAAAATGCAAAATTTTGGCAAGATACATTTATCTTGACGATGAAGAAAGAAAAAAAATGACAGAAAGCAAACTTGAATATTTAATAGAAAGATATAACTACAACGGAGAAAAAACGTTTTCTCAAACAAACATTTTTAATGTAGGAAGTAATGTTATTACATTAAATAAAAATGATATTAATCTGACAAATATTAAAACAAATACAATGATAAATTTAAATGTTACAGATCCAATAAAATATTTTGTTTGGTATATAAAGTTCAGAGATGAGTCAACGGCACAAGCTGTTGATATGTTGAACTGGGCAAGTTTTGGATATAATGTAAGAAATACTGATGGAACAATGTTTTCAATTAAAAATATTATCAAGTCATTTCAAATAAATATGAATGGTGTTCAAAGAGAAGTTTCACATGATGAACTATTTTTTACATATCTTGTACCGTACAACAGAAGTATGTCGTCACTAAATAGTGGGGAATATATATATTCTTTTGCTTTATATCCACTGTTGTTGCAACCAACTGGATCGGCAAACTTTTCTGAAATATCAAATTCATCGATTGATATTGTATTTACTGATGAAATAATAGAGTTACTTAGAAATAATCCTAATTTAAAAATAAAAATAGAATCGTGGGGATTAGCAATGAACATTTTAAGGTTCATTAGTGGAATGGCTGGACTTGTATTTGTTAAGCCGTAAACAATTTTAAAGACTCCATTTTATAAACTATTTTTGTAAATTAATACATGTACAAGAAGTATTTACAATTATTTGGTGTACCAAAACCTAGTTCCATTACTTCTTTTACCCCTTCTTTTATATTAGGGGTTTCAAAGCTTGAACCAAACTTGTTGTACACTATTTTTGGAACAACATTTGTATTGTAAACAAGATTTCTATAGTGGTTGTTATGCATTGATATATCTTTTGATGTAGTCATATAAATGATTCTTGAAGTATAGTTATTCTTTTTTGCTAAATCTACCCATTCTGCTCTGTCATTAATACTAGAATTTGTTCTATCTATTACTAAAGATTTACCTTCAACCATTGCTTTTTTTGCAGTTGATACACATTTTGCTTTTGTTTTTAGAGTATCTTGGTTTATTACTTCATAATCAAAATCTATTTTTAATTTTTTTGCTATGTACGACTTACCTGAACCTGGATAACCAACCATAATAACCATTTCTTTTTTTTGAGGAATGAAATTAAAATTCACATTATTAGATCTTATTTTTGGATAATCAATTTCAGGAAGTTCTATATGTTCTCCTAAAAATAGACTTTCTGGAGTTTTAAACTTAACCATACAGTTTAATGCAAATTTATAATCAGTATTTGAATAATCTCCTTTTCTTCCACATGCATCACCACAATAAAATGATAAACTTCTATCCATTTCATTAATTTTTTCCAAATCTACAAGTTCATAAAGCCATGTAGGTAAAGGCTTTCTGTATTTATTATTTCTTATTGAACAAAAAACATACATTTCTAATTTTAAATCCTTACATATGTTATTTAGTTTTGTCTTCCATTCTTTAGATGATTGTTTTCCTTGAGAAATTCCTGCCTGATTTGATATTATAATTAAACAGTAACCAATTTTTGATAGTTTTTTTAAAATATGCTTTGTTACATCATAGTTATATTGCCAATCATCCTCATTTATTGGAAATCCATTTCCGTTTCCTTTTGTACCTATTTTTGGTTTTACAAGAGTTGAATCTAAGTCAAACATTGCAAATTTTTGTGTAAACTCAAAATTGTTTGTTTTTCCATACAAGTATTCTTTGGTCACAATCCATTGAAGTGTCATTTCTTAATACAATTAGTCAGTTAGTTTTTTATATCTTATTTTTTAAAATCAATTTTTAAATAATGCTACAAATTTTAAAATATAAGTGCGGTTTAAACAAAAAAACTAATATAAAACTACAAAGTATAACAATTATATAATGTCACAAAATTTATTTCAGGTAGCAAATAGAGACGATTTGTTATTCCATTTGAGAGGAGGTGAAGGTAAAATAATTGTGCTAACACTTGTTTTACTAGAAACAGATGAAGCAATCAAAACAATGTTGAGAAAATATATAAAAAGAAAGTCAGAACAGTATCCAAGTGTATTTTTTTTGTATTACAATGTTAGAAATGAAGATTTTGGAAAAGTAGGAAAATTGCTTCCAGACGACAAAAAAACATATCCACGTCTTTATCACATATTTAATGTTGTAAAATTAATGGGTCAAATATGGAACATAAATAAAACAAATAAAAGCATTGGAGAACTTGACGAATCATTTAATATTTTACATAATTATTATTCCGAATTTGATCCAAACTTAAATGATGATCAAGAAGAATATTCAGATTTGGAACCCGCACCAGTTCAACAAACTCAAAAGCCCAAAAAAGTAAACAAACAAGTTTTGGTAAACAAAAAACCAATATATATGCAACAAAATCCAAATTTACCAATACAACTTGACAAAATGACCGAGAAAAAAAAACTACTTGAAAAAATCATGCTTATTCAACAAAAATCAAGAGAATATCAAACTGAAATAATTAATGAAATAACATCGAGAAAAAAAGAAGAAAAAAAATTGTTGATTAAACTAGCAAAAAAAAATAAAGGTAAAGAAAAAGTTCAAGAAAGTGAACAAGAATAGTATTATTTTAAAAATAATTTTCTAGCACGTATTTATAATAAACAATGGAAACTATAAATAATGGTTACGTATTTTGGACTACTGACCCAACAATTTTGTATAAAAATGAAAAATATCTTGAGTTTGTACCAACTTCTAAAATGACAAGAATTGAACAGTTAAATGCTGTAACTAGATTCTGTATTTATTTTTTTATTTTGGCATATATAACAGGAAAGCCAGAATCTTGGTATCAGTTTCCAATAATCTCAATAATATTTGTTTACATTTTGTATGCGATATTTGAATTTGATAAAAAAGGTCAGATGGACGAATTAAATAAAACGGAAACTTTTGCTGACCAAAATGATATAACACAAAAATATTCAAATATTAAAGATGATTATATTATCGAATCTGGAATAGAAGACGAAAACGGAATAGTAAATTTTGATAAATATCAAAGCTCAAACAAAAAAAGTAAAAAAATTAAATATGACTTAAATAAGTTTGAAGAATATACAAATGCTACATGCAGAATGCCTACACCTGACAATCCTTTTATGAACCCAACTGTTAACGATTTTGGTGTTGAAATGCCTCCTGAAGCATGCAATGCCGATGATGATGTTATTAAAGAAAAAATAGTTAATACGTTCAATGAAAATTTATTCAGAGATGGTTCAGATTTGTTCGAAAGACAAAACTCACAAAGACAATATTATACTGTTCCAATAATGAACCCACCTGACACTATAAACTTTGCAAAGTGGTTATACAAACCAGAAGATATTTGTAAACTTGACCAGACAAAATGTTTAAGATATGAAGATATTAGCTACAATAGATAAAAAATTGAATATATTTATTAAAAAAAGAAGTAAACATAACCCAATATAACCCGATAATAACCCAATAATTAATGAATAATAAAAGATGTTATCGAATTAACGTTTTTAACACATATCCATTTTATAAAATAAATAATAATGTATATTTGTTTGGAAGCTCACATGGAGAACAAATTAATACAATTTTCGAACCAATTTTAGAAATTATGACAAATTGTGATGATTTAACATTAGAATGTGACATTAAATCTTTTGATGAGTGTGATACCGTAGGCACTTGCAAATTGGGAAATCTTTAGAAGTTCATAGTCATTTTTCTGATTTTAAGCACGAAATGTCGAACGATTTTTTAATAGTTTTGTCTGTAACAGAATCAAAAGCTTTTAAAAAA